AGTTACTGTCAGTGTAAGTTCTACTACTGGGGTCAGCGTTGGATCCAGCACATTCTATGGAAGATATTCATGGGGTCGTCTCTATGATTTTGTCAAGGATGGAACAAGTTCCTTCACGGTAATTAATACCGATGGTGTAACTGGTATTTCAACTGGACCTGTAATTATCAGAACTAGAGACCTCAAAGAGGCCTACATCTAAACATAAATAAAACAAAAAGTGTTTCAAAATGTCAGCAATTATAACTGATCAGCTTCGTATTATTAATTCTGATAATTTTGTAGCTGGTGTTGCTTCGACTTCCAACAGTTACTACCTGTTTATCGGGTTACCAAATGCTACAGAGTTTCAAAGTGACTGGAACGAAAATCCTCCAGCACCTAAGGATTCTTTCAGTGAGGAGAATGACTATTGGGATACAATGGTTGCATTGAAAAGAATCAATGCAGCGGATATTTCTAGAGTCATAAGAAAGATTACCTGGACTTCTGGTACAACATATGAAATGTACCGACATGATTATTCCAGATCAAATCTTTCACCACAAACAAGTTCAACAAACTTGTATGATACCAATTTTTATGTAATGAACTCTGATTATAGAGTTTATGTTTGTCTCCAAAACGGAACTGATCCAGAAAACCCAGAAGGGAGACCATCTCTAGATGAACCAGTGTTCACAGATCTGGAACCAAGATCTGCAGGTGGTTCTGGTGATGGTTATATTTGGAAATATCTTTTTACAATCAAACCAAATGATCTGATTAAGTTTGATTCAACGAGTTTCATTCCTGTACCTCAAGATTGGGCAACCAGTGCAGATGTTGCAGCTGTAAGAAATAATGCATCAACTAGTGGTCAACTTAAAATTGTAACTATCACAAATAGAGGTGTTGGTTACGGAACTGCAACGACATATAATAACGTTCCTATTAAAGGTGATGGTGAAGGTGGAAGATGTTCAGTTGTTGTAAACGCTGCAGGTAAAATTGATTCGGTTGAAGTCACAAATGGTGGATCAAGTTATACATTTGGTACAGTTGCTCTGGATGATGTTGGATTAACAAATCCATCAGGTTCAACAGATGCAGCATTCAACGTCATTATTCCACCTCAAGGTGGTCATGGTGCAGACATCTACAGAGAACTTGGTGCATATAGAGTTTTGATTTACTCTCGTTTAGAGAATGATGTAACAAATCCAGATTTCATTACTGGTAACCAGTTTGCAAGAATTGGAATTGTTAAAGATCCTTATGCATATGGATCAACCAACAAACTGACTCTTTCAAGAGCAAGTGCAACTTATGCATTAAGATTAACTGGTGCTGGTGTAACTCAAACAACATTTAGTGCAGACGCTGATGTTACACAAACAATTGGTATTGGATCAACTGCAGTTGGAAGAGTCGTAAGTTGGGATTCTGCAACTGGTGTTCTTAAGTATTGGCAAGATAGAAGGCTTGTAGGTTTTAACACAGATGGAACCGCAAACACTTCACCTGCATACGGATTTAAGTTGTTCCGTTTTACTGCAGAACCTACAACTGGTGCAGGAACCACCGTTTTTGGTGGGTCTTCTAATTTGACAATTGATACAAACTTTGGTACTTCTCTTGCACCTGGTCTCTCAACCTCAATAAATAATAGGACATACAACTTAGGGATGAGTTTTGTTAAAGGTGTTGCAAATCCAGAAGTTGAAAAATACAGTGGTGACATCATTTATGTCGATAACAGGGCATCAGTGACTCGTAGTTCGCAACAAAGAGAAGACATTAAAATCGTATTGGAATTCTAAACAACCATGCCACAGGAAACTAACCTCAACGTCAGCCCATATTTTGACGATTTTGATAAATCTAAAAATTATCAGAGGGTTCTTTTCAAGCCTGGTGTACCAGTTCAAGCCAGAGAACTGACCACTCTTCAGTCGATTCTTCAGAATCAAATTGAACAGTTTGGAACCCACTTCTTTAAAGAAGGCGCTAAGGTAATTCCTGGAAACTTAACTTATAATAACGACTTCAAATGTGTTGAGATCGAACCAACATATTTGTCAGTGCCAGTATCATTATATCTTGATCAACTTGAAGGTATTAGAATCACAGGTCAAAGATCTGGTGTAACTGCAACAATCATTAAAGTTATCACTGCAGAAGAATCAGAAAGAGGCAATATTACTCTTTATCTGAATTATGAAAGATCTGGTGCAGTAGATTTCGTTCAGGAAACATTTTTTGATGGTGAGAGTTTAATCACCGGTGTAGATATTGTTTATGGATTAAGTGTAATTGCTGCAAATGAAGCGTTTGCTACAACAATTTCTTCTAGAGCTAATTCCATTGCGTCTGCAATGTCAGTTGGAGAAGGCGTTTATTTTGTAAGAGGAAACTTTGTTCAAGTTCAAAATGAAACTCTGATCCTGGAACAATATAGTAGATTTCCAACTTACAGAATTGGTTTCCAAGTATTAGAAGATTTTGTAACTTCAAATGAAGATACAAACTTAAATGATAACGCATCTGGATTTACTAACTTTGCTGCTCCTGGTGCAGATAGATTTAGAATTTCTTTAACTTTAACTAAAAAGTCAATTGATGATCTTTCCGATCAGGACTTTGTAGAGATTGCCCGTGTAGAAAATGGCACTCTTCTTTCTTTCACAAAAGAAACTAACTATAACTTAATTCGTGATGCGCTTGCAAAGAGAACATATGATGAATCTGGTGATTATTATGTAAAACCTTTTGAGATTTTTATCAAAGAATCTCTTGATAATAAAGTTGGAAATAGAGGTATCTATACATCAGAACAAACCACTGCAGATGGTAACGTGCCATCAGATGATCTGATGGTGGTTCAAGTCAGCCCTGGTAAAGCTTATGTAAAGGGTTATGATATTGAAAAGATTGCACCAACTTTAATTGATGCGAATAAAGCCAGATCAACAAATACAATTGATGAAGAATCGGTACTTTATGTAACTGGTAATCCATTATTCATTAATAATGTTTATGGTTCTCCTTCTCTTGGCATTGGAACAACTGCAACTGTATCTCTCGTCAGCACAAGAAGAGCTGGTCTGACAACAATTGGTCTTGCTCCTGGTGGAGAAGAAATTGGTTTAGCTCGACTGTATGATTTTAAAGCTCAGTCAGCAAGTTATACAAATGAAGCCACTGTATATGAAACCAGATTGTTTGATGTAAAACTTTTAACTAAAATCAATGTTGGAATTGCCATCACTTCATTGACCGCATCTGATTATATTGAAGGTTCTAGAAGTGGTGCAAGTGGATTTGTCTATACTGGTGGATCCAACCTTACTCAAATTAGTTTGATTGATGTAGTTGGTAATTTCTTTAAAGATGAACAGATTAGTATTAATGGAAATTTAGACGGTAGAACCATCACTAAAGTTCAGAACTTTAACATTGACGACGTTAAGTCAATGCGTAGTTCTGTTGGTGTTTCTACGTTTGAAGCTGATGTTGTTCTGAATGAAATTGTAACTCTTGCAAGACCTGTATCAGGAACGTTCCAGTTAGTTAGAACTGGTGGAAACACAGGTGTTATTTCTGCATCAGGTTCTAACTTCATTGGTATTGTAACCACAGGTAACATTATTAGTTACAGTAGAGTTGGTCAAAACTTACCAACTTATAATAGAGTTACTGGTGTTTCTACAACTGGTACATTAATTAATATTGTCGGTGTAACCACGGTTCCTAATGTCTGTGATGGTGGTGTTCCAACGTCTACAACTACAATTACAGATCTCAAACGCAGAGACACTTCATTCAAAACCACAGAGAATAGTTTAACAACTCCTCTTCTCAAGAGAAATATTGAAAGTTTAGATGTAACTACAACAAATATTCAACTTAGAAAACAATACTCAGATATCACCGTAAGTGGTAACTCATTTACCTCTCCTAATGCTGGAGCAAATCTGTTCTTCCAACCATTCGATGAAGAAAGATATTTTATCTCATACGATGACGGAACTGTTGAAAGATTAACTTCAAGTCAGATGACACTTTCATCTGACAAAAAGACAGTAACATTTGTTGCATTATCAAAGGCAAGTGGAAAAGCTAATCTGTTCGCCACAGTATTAAAATCTAAAGTTAGAAACAAACAGAAAAAAGTCAATAATGCAAATACAATTATTATTAGTCGTTCAAGGTTAACTTCATCTGGCATTGGAACAAACACTCTGAATGACGGATTAACTCACAGTAGAATCTATGGAACCAGAGTTCAGGATAGACAAATCTCACTGAACGTTCCAGAAGCTGTTGAACTTTTAGGTGTATTTGAATCTAATGATTCATCAGATCCAGATTTGCCATCACTGACTCTTGGTGGTTTCTCTGGCCCAAGTGGTAATAACACTGACTTGATTGTTGGTGAAACACTGACCGGTCTTGAAAGTAATGCGGTTGCAGTTGTTGTAGAAAAACCTAGTGCTTCAACTGTTGGTATTGTATTCTTAAATGAGAATAGATTTAATATTGCGGAAAGAGTTAGATCTTCCAGTTCTGGTGTAACTGCTCTGGTTGCATCTACCACAAGTGGTGATAGAAACATCACGAATCGATTCTTTATTGTTACCAATGATACTTCAACTTATTATGACTACTCTTATATTGAAAGAGATAAAAACTTTCCAGAGCCAACTAATAAACTGAAA